ACCGTAGCGCAGCCACCAATACCGGCTACCATAGCGCAGCCACCAACACCGGCGACCGTAGCGCAGCCACCAACACCGGCAACTGTAGCGCAGCAACCAACACCGGCGACCGTAGCGCAGCCACCGTTGATGGAAAGGAGTCTATTGCAATCGTCACCGGAGACGATAGTAAAGCATCCGGCGCCATTGGGTGCTGGCTCGTCCTAACCGAGAGGGGCAACTGGAACGGTGACACTTGCCCCATTAAAGAGGTGCGAGCGGTAAAGGTAGATGGTGAGATTATAAAAACCGGGGTCTTTTACAAACTGGAAAATGGGGAGGTCGTGGAAGCATGAACCCATACGATATCCCGGATAGGCCAATCCCGAGCTGGGTGGATAATTACGATGATAAGCCGCACATCTGCCCGGAGTGCGGATGCGAGATTAACGAGACAATTTACATTAAGGACGGCATGGTCATTGGCTGTGAAAACTGTGTTAAGCGGTTTGACGCCAGCGATACGGATGCTGACAGGTACTTTGAATAGGAGGATAACATGGTTAAATTCAGACCGCTGCGAGCGGACGAGGTTGACCTGCGGGTTGACCGCTATACTTCGAGAGGGGCTGTGCTCCTCTGCTACAAGGACGCGCGATGCGACATGCGCATTCTGGACGAGACGGTTGGCGCTGAAAACTGGCAGCGGGAGCATTACGAATGCAAGGGGAATCTTTTCTGCCGTGTCGGTATCAAAACGGATGACGGGTGGGCATGGAAAGCTGACTGCGGAACCGAAAGCTACACCGAAAAGGAAAAGGGCGAAAGCTCCGACAGCTTTAAGCGCGCCTGCTTTAATTGGGGAATCGGTCGCGAACTCTACACCAAAATCAACATTGTTGTCCCGATGAGGACGAAAAGGAACGCCAACGGAAAATATGAGCCTGAAGATAGCAATGACAAGTGGGCACGGTTCACGGTAGCGGAGATGGAAGTAAACGGCGAACAAATTACATATCTGACGGTCGCGGACAAAAACGGCAACATCGTATTTAGTTTTGGTCAACCGGGCGATGCCGGAGAGGACATCACGGAAATCTGCGCTGACTGCGGGAAACCGATCGTCCCAATCACCAAACGAGACGGGTCTACATGGTATGTCCGGGAGATTGTCCCATACACCGAGAAAATGTTCGGACGGCATTTGTGCGGTCCGTGTATGAAAGCCGCAAAGGAGGCCGAAAAGAGGAATGAAAACAAGGCTCCGGTTTGATTCTGCCGACTGGACAAGAGACCGGAACGGCTACGGCATCACCCTGTATACCAAAGATGCCGCAGCCGCCCAGGCTTTCCTTGATGAGATGAAGCCAGGCAAGATGTACGCCGCCGAACTAAAGGAGCACCACGAGCGCAGGAGCCTTTCGGCCAACTCGTACCTGTGGGCGCTCCTTGATGATCTGGCCTTTACCCTCTCCACCCAGGCGGCCCCGCTGACTAAGGAGGAGCTGTACCGGAAGTACATTAAGGAGGTCGGCATCTGGAAGGATGTGCACAATATCGAGCCGGAAGCCGCCAAGACCGTCCGGACAGCGTGGGAAATGCTCGGTACTGGCTGGGTAACGGAACAGGTAGACTACGAGCCAGACGGTGACCATCTGGTGATCCGGCTGTACTACGGCAGCAGCACCTACAACTCCAAACAGATGTCCCGGCTGCTGGATGCCGTCATCGCAGACTGCAAAGAGCAAGGGATAGATGTTGCCACTCCGGCCGAGCTGGCCTTGCTGAAGGAGGAATGGGGCAAATGAAAAACGAATGGGGCGCAGAGCTTGACCGAAACGGATACGCTCCGAGCATCGTACAGGCCGACACATCTAAGTGCTTTTTGTGTCAGCGCTCCGGCGTAAAGCTCGACCGGCACGAAATCTTCGGCAATGCCATGCGGAGCAAAAGCAAGCGCATGGGCCTTTGGGTGTCCCTGTGCCACACGCCGTGCCACCTGACACACGCACACGGCTGCGCCGAGGTGATGGATTGGCTGCACCGGCTGGGCGAGCAAGCCTGTATCGACAACTACGATTTCACAATCCCGATGTTCCGGGAGGAATTCTACACAAACTATTTGGAGGAAACAGAATGCTGAACAAAGCAATCGTAATCGGTCGGATGACCGCAGATCCCGAACTTAAGCAGACGAACAGTGGAAAGAGCGTCAGCAGCTTCCGCATTGCGGTAAACCGCCAGCGCGACCGGGAAAAGGTAGACTTTCTCGATGTTGTCACCTGGGGCAAGACCGCCGAGTTTGTCAACCAGTGGTTCAGCAAAGGCGAACCAATCGGCGTAGACGGACGCATCGAGACCCGCAGCTATGAGGACAAGAACGGCAACAAGCGTACAGCCGTAGAAATCGTCGCAGAAGCCGTTTTCTTCGTCGGTGGCAAATCTATCGGCAAGGCAGAGGAAAAGCCCGCAGAGAGCGAGCAGGGCGGATTTGAAGAAGTCGAGGGCGACCCTAACGACCTCCCTTTTAATTGAGGGTTACGCTTCCCAGTAAAAAGCGACAGGAGGACAACCCATGAAGTACCTTAAAGTCTTTACAGACTTTGCAGATGCCATGGAGGAACTCGGAGATGCGGAGAGAGGGCGGCTGTTCACGGCTATGCTGAAATATGCAGAGACGGGCGCAGCCCCCGATTTCCGGGGAAACGAGCGTTTTATATGGCCGGTAGCAAAGTTGCAAATAGACCGAACGGTCGAGGAGTACAGCAGGACGGTTGAGGCTCGCCGGGAATGCGGGAAACTCGGAGGCAGACCGAAAAAAGCAAATGGTTTTGACGAAAACCAAAAAAAGCAAAAGGTTTTTTCGGAAACCAAAAAAAGCAAAGACAAAGACAATGACAAAGACAAAGAAAATATTCCCTCCGGGAATAATACCCCCCCTACCCCCCCAAGGGGGCGTGTGGATGTCCCAGAAGCCTTGATGGAGAACTGGAACGGCTTTTGTGAGATGCGCAAGAAAATCAAAAAGCCCCTCACTGATCGGGCCGCAAAGATGATCCTGAATGAGCTGGAACGGCTGGCACCGGGGGACAACCACACCAAGGGACTTATTCTCGATCAGAGCGTTAAGCGCTGCTGGCAGGATGTTTACCCGTTGAAAGGCGACAAGTCTGCTGGTGGGACAGACAATGTATTTTTGCAGATGCTGCAGGAGGAGGGACAACATGAACCGTACTGAAACACTGGCTGTTATGTCCATCCTCAAGGCCGCTTATCCAGCGTACTACCGGGACATGAAGCGGCAGGATGCGGAAGCGGTGGTAAACCTGTGGTCGGAGATGCTGGCAGACTACCCGGCTGACCTTGTAGCGGCGGCGGTTAAGACCCACATTGCCAGCGACCGCAAGGGGTTCCCTCCACACATTGGGGCTATCATAGCCGCTATTGGTGAGATCAGCAGACCGGCGGAACTCTCCGAGGGGGAAGCATGGGCGCTGATTGCAAAGGCCCTGCGGAACAGCGGCTACAACAGCGAGAAAGAGTTTGCAGCCCTGCCGGAGAACCTGCAACGGTTGGTAGGACACCCCTCCCAGCTGCGGGAATGGGCCAGCATGGACACCGGGACAGTGCAGAGCGTGGTGCAGTCCAACTTTATGCGCAGCTACCGGGCAAGGCAGGAGAGCGAGCGCAAAATGCAAGCCCTGCCTGCGGATATACGGGAAAAGCTGGCCGGTATGGCAGAGGTAAAGCAGCTGCCCAGCTATGACCTGGCGCTGGCGGAGCGGATGATGGAGGAGAATGCATGAAACACTTGGGAGATATCTGCAAGATAAACGGAGCGGAGATCGAACCTGTTGACTGTATTACAGGAGGAAGCCCATGCCAGGGCCTTTCCATCGCAGGGAAGCGAGCAGGGCTTGCCGATGAAAGAAGCGGACTTTTCATGGAACAGGTCAGAATCGTAAAGGAGATGAGAGAGCGTGACAGGAGAAATGGAAGAGCAGGTGACATGGTCAGACCTCGGTTTCTCGTTTGGGAAAATGTACCCGGTGCATTCAGCAGCAACGGAGGGGGAGACTTCCGAGCCGTGCTGGAGGAAATTATCCACATCGCAGAGCCGACCGTTTCTGTACCTCGATTTGAGGGGAAATGGACAAAGGCAGGAGCCATTGACGGTGATGGGTGGTCTGTCGCTTGGAGAACTCATGATGCTCAATACTGGGGAGTCCCCCAACGCCGCCGTAGAATCTCGGTTGTCGCAGATTTTGGAGGACAATCCGCAGGAGAAATACTATTTGAGCGCCAAGGCTTGCCGGGGGATATTGCGGAGAGCGGAGCGTCGTGGGAAGGACCTGCCGGACCAGTTAAGACAAGCACTTATATACCAGGCGAAACTGTGATCTGTTTGCAAGGAAACATTGTAGACCGTGATGCAACCTGTAACGGAAAAGGCTATAAGGAGGATGTAAGCTACACGCTGAATACTGTTGACAGGCCCGCTGTTATTGCACTTGATATGACACACGCTTGCGATGTTATACGCATATGCGGAGAAATTAGCCCATCATTGCAGGCAAGGATGGGGACGGGCGGAAACCAAATCCCGCTTGCTTTCGGGATTGGAAACGGGCAAGTGGCGGCAGCATCAAAATTGGCGGAGGAAAAGTCGCAAACGCTGGACACGATGCACGACCCGCAGGCGGTGTTGTACAGGAGACGCGCGATTGCGAGGTATCAAGAGGATAGCACGGTGTCTGCGAGACGAGCGAGAGATTGCAAAGATTATGATGACCTTGTTTACGAGCAGATGGCGGTAAGACGGCTTACCCCGGTGGAGTGCGAACGGTTACAAGGGTTTCCAGACGGATGGACAGATATCGGAGAGTGGATAGACGAGGAAGGAAGAACACACAAACAGGCAGATTCTCCGAGGTACAAGGCACTTGGAAATTCTATTGCACTTCCGTTCTGGTACTGGATGTTCTGCCGGATGGCCGAACACTTGCCGGAAAAAGCGACACTTGGCAGTTTGTTTGACGGAATAGGAGGCTTCCCGCTGTGCTGGGAAAACATCCATGGGAAAGGAACGGCAAGATGGGCAAGCGAGATCGAGAAATTCCCGATGGCTGTAACGAAGTTAAGGTTCCCGGAGGAAGCATGAAAATCATAATCCCAGAAATCCCGCCATCGCTGAACAAATATGCTGGTCGGGCAAATACCTGGGACTACCGAGCGGAAAAGCAGCGCTGGCTGCAGCTGTTTGTTGCATACTGCCCCAAGTGCAAACCAATGGACAAGGCCATAGTGACCATCACATACTACTTTCCAACACGCCATCGGCACGACCCCGACAACTACAACGGAAAGATGCTGATGGACGGTCTGGTACACCGGGGAGTAATCGCCGATGATAGCTTTGACCATGTGGAATTGCGGTTAAGGGGAGAGTATGACAGACAAAATCCGAGGACGGAAATAACAATCGAGGAGGTGCCCTAATGGGGCAGAAGGAAATAAAACGGCAGAAGCCTACTTTTGAGGGGCAAAGCGCAGAGGAATTTATCAAGCGCTGGAACGCTATCACCAAAGCCATAAAAATGCGCGCAGAGATGCACGAGCATGAAAAGGTGTGAGTTATGATGTCATACGATAAAGCGTCCCCTAACGCCAAAATCGGCTGTTCTAATTCAAACGACCAGGAGTTCCTGGAGCAGCTGGTGCGGGAGGGCAAGACCAACAGGGAGATTGCATTAATTCTCGATCTTGATTACGGCTCTGTGGCCTCGATCTTGTATCGCTATGGAATCAAGAGAGACCCCAACCGGCCCTGTAAGAGATGCGGAGCAGATATGGGCGCTGCTGCTGGACTACAAGGATTTGCTGATGGCACTGGAGGTGGGATGATGTGCAAGTGGTTGAAAGATGAAGTCTGTGTAAACAGCGATTGCCCGGCAGTTGCAGATTTTTGCCCCGTAGTAAACCATCCGGGCGTGTGCCGGTACGAGGAAATGGACGAAAACAAAAATGCGGTTAGAAACGACACTTTGTCGGTAAAGGAGTGACAACATGGATGCAGTAAAGTTTATCGAGGAACGCAACAGAATGTGCAAGAGTTTTGGCCCTAAATGTAAAGGGTGTCCTGCTTCTAACGCTAACGAGGATGAGCTATGGGGTTGCGCAGTTGCTCAAGAATCAACGCTGGACGCTACGGCTCAGATTGCTATAGTCGAAGAATGGTCTGCTGCACACCCGCGCAAGACACGGCAGAGCGTGTTTCTGGAGCAATATCCGGAGTCATTCGTTGATGAGTCTGGGGTGCTGATGCTTTGTCCGCGCTATATTTCTGAAGAACTAAGAAACAGTGACGGCATGTGTAAAGAACCCGGAAAACATTGCGTAGACTGTAGTCGCGAGTTTTGGATGCAGGAGGTAGAGTGATGGACTGTTTTAATTATCACTGTCCATTCCGTCAGAATACAACAAGTAACTGTAACCGTTGCGAGTGCTTGGCGTGTCAGAACAGGTGCAAAGGCCCCGTTACATACACTGCAAGCAACCATACGCTGACCGCAGACGAAACTGCAAAGATTGCCGATAATCCCGATTATGGCATTGGGGCTGGATGTTAGGAGGAGAACAATGGAGAAAAGGATACTTGACGTAACGTGCGGCTCTCGGACGATATGGTTTAATAAGCAACACCCGGCGGCGGTTTATTGCGATGTGCGCGATGAGGAGTTTACCGGTGTTTGGAGTAGCACCAAGCATGATTCAGAACGGAAATGCATTGTGCATCCAGACATACAGTGCGATTTTACGGATCTTCCGTTTTCGGACAACACATTTTCTCTTGTCGTTTTTGACCCACCGCATTTGCGCCGCATTGGAGAAAATGCGTGGATGCGGAAGAAGTACGGACAGCTCGGAGAGAACTGGAAAGAGATGCTGCATGATGGATTCCGCGAATGTATGAGGGTATTGAAACCGGACGGCGTGCTGATTTTCAAGTGGGCAGAAACACAGATACCGGCTGGTGATGTCTGGGACGCGATAGGTGAGAAACCTCTATTTGGACACCACAGCGGGAAGAAAAGCCAAACTTTTTGGGGTTGTTTTATGAAAATTGAGGAGGAGAACAATGGAACGACTGACGAGAAGAAGTGACACAGGACGCGCATATTACCCGCGCTGCTTTGAGGAGCCGTGCATCGGTGCTGGGTGCAAAATCAAGGACTGCCTGCTTGACGACATAATCTGCGACCGCCTCGCCGCCTACGAGGACACGGGGCTTGAGCCGGAGGAAGTTCTGCCGAAAGATAAGGCAGACGAGATCGCGCTGAAGCTGATGCGTCTTGTTGATTTGGAGAGCATTTGCAGCTACACCCGCTTGCGTGAGCTGGCCGAGGCAGACAAGGACGGTCGGCTGGTGGCGCTGCCGGAAGGAGGAGAAAACGATGGCTGAAGCTGAACGAGAACTCAAATCGTGCCCGTTTTGCGGATGCGAAATGAAAATCGAAGCTGTAACGATCGATTATATAGAAACTGCTTTGCTCGTTGGGAATCCTCGGCATAAGGATGGGTGCATGATTGGTGCTATGGCGTCGCCGAGAAGCAAAGACATTGACAAGCTGGTCGGATTTTGGAATAGGAGGGTTAACAATGGCTGAATACATTGACAGGGGAACGGCGATTGCCAAGTTGACCGCCTTGGAAGTAACCGAGCCAAACGCAACAATGGCAGATGCAAAACGAGTGCTGGCAGATATTCCTGCTGCCGATGTGGCCCAGGTGGTGCATGGGCGATGGGAAGAATATTTAATCCCAAACATACTTTGCTGCTCAAATTGCGATTGGGGTATTGATCCACTTTGTAAATCTCCGTACTGCCCCAACTGCGGTGCGAAGATGAATGAAAAGGAGGCTGTCTATGATTAAGCCATACATCAAAAATGAAACTGCAGTGGATATTATCTGTAGTATCTGCGACAGAATGTATCCGGGAATGGACTGTGAGCCTGCCGACTGTGAGTGGATGAAGATGCTGGCGGAGGAAGCTGTTGATGCGGTGCCGGTGGTCAGATGCAAAGACTGCGAATACAGCTACGATGAAATAAGCTATCTGTGCTGTTCCCACGGCGTTTGCGTTGATTGCGAAGTGCCGACGAACTTCTACTGCGCATACGGAAAAAGGCGGGCGGAAAAGGAACCGCCGGAGGAGGGAGAAACATGATTGACTACAAGCGCATCTGCATTGACGAGCTGAAGTGCCATAGCTATAAGCTCCGGTCACTGGAAAGCCTGCCGGAAGAAATCCGCCGCTACAATGAGCAGATGGACGGCATCCGGTCCGCTACCAGCGATGCTACACCAGTAAAGGGCGGGGGCTGCGGCCGGGAAGATCATTTGATTAACGCAATCTCCCGCCGGGATGCGCTCTCGGCAAACCTTGCGGTGGTCAAGTGGCAGACCTCCCAGGTTGAGAAAGGGCTGGCCTGCCTGACGGAAAAGCAGCGGCGCATCCTTGAGTTGTTCTACATCCGCCGGGAATACGGCTACATACAGAGACTTTGCCAGGAGTTCAATGAGAGTGAACGAGAGGTGTACCGGGATAAGGACGAAGCGCTGATGAAATATGCCCTTTGCCGGTATGGGTTGACGGAGCTGTAAAGATGGCAGAAACATGGCAGAAATAAGATGCATATACAGTGTATACTGATAGTGTGGTAAAACACAAAATTCCCTTGACATTCCTCCTGGTGGGGAGCCGGGCCCCTAATCCCGGCAATCTGCTCCCGTAGCTCAATGGTAGAGCGGCTGCCTTGTTACAGCACTGAGAGTTTAACTCTCAAAACCGTGAGCAGTTCTGCCGCTAGCAGACGGCTCACTTCTTTTAAGCAGCGGGTTATAGGTTCAAGCCCTATCGGGTGCTCCACCTTCATGTTTTACCTCCTTTTTACGGGGTCGCCGATGCCCCGTTATCCAATCGGCCGAAGATACATGACCTTCGTAAAAAAGGTGCCGCGCTGGCAGACCGCAAGTTCGCAATAGTCTGCCTTACAAAAAAGCAATCAGAGAGTACCGAAAGGCGCTCTCTTTCTTTATGCCATAAAGGAGGGGATACCTATGGATTTAATAGTCCGCAAAATCCCGCAGAGCGACACCATCAAGGTATATCCGGTATCTGATGTGCATTTGGGCAGCATCCTACATGATAAAGAGGGCTGGCAAGCATTCTGCCGCCGGGTAGAGCGGGAGGATGCTTATCTCATCCTTGGCGGCGATCTCATCAACAACAATACCCGGAACGCGGTGGGAAGCCCCTTTGAGGATTATATCCGCCCGCGGGAGCAGAAAAAGGTGATGGTGGAAATGCTAACGCCCATCAAGGATAAGATACTCTGCGCGGTATCCGGTAACCACGAAGCGAGGACGGCCAAGGACACCGACCAAGACATTATGGGCGATATCATGTGCAAGCTGGACATGGAGGACTACTACGCCGAGGACATAGCATTCCTCAAACTGGAGATTGGGCGCAGGGTAACAAGAGATATCCCTATCACCAGCTATACGATGGCTGTTGCCCATGGCTCCGGCGGCGGCATTTACACCGGTGCAACGGTCAACCGCAATGAGCGCTTCGGCTACACCATAGAGGGCATTGACGCTCTGATTGTTGGCCACACCCACAAAGGCACCATCAGTAAGCCCAAAAAGATCGTGGTGGACAGTAACAACAATGTTATCCGTACCAAGCAGCTGGTAGTTGTTAGCTGTACCGCATGGCAGCAGTACGGAGGCTACGCAGCCCGGAAGATGCTATTGCCAAGCAGCGAGAGCGACCATGAGCAGCCGCAGACGCTCCTGCTGTGCGGGAACAAGACAGGCACTAAGCGGATAACAACGGTTTGGTAACAATAATTGGTAGCCCGGCATAGTAGACACCGGGAGGGACAGGGCGGGACGAATTTTGAAAGGAGGTGCCGAAGATGGCAGGTAACAGCGAAAAGAACAGCAAGACATGGGGCAAGCCATTTGAAAAAGGGAAAAGCGGAAATCCGAGTGGCAGACCGAAAATCCCCGAAGACGCCAGAGCGATGCTAAAAGCGGCGACTCCTGCGGCAGTCAAGCTGCTGGTGGATACTCTCAACAACATAAATGAGAAAACCGAAACGAGAGTAAAGTGCGCTGAAACCGTATTAGACAGAGTATACGGCAAGGCCAATCAGCCGATTGATCTGGGCGGCGAGATACCCAAAATCGAGATCGTGCTGGGCAATGGCAAGGAGTACGCCAAATGACGGTCAATCTAGGCACACCGAATCCAAAGCAGGAGCAGTTTTTGCTGTCGGAAAAGCGCAGGGTATGTTACGGCGGCGCCAGAGGCGGCGGTAAGAGCTGGGTAGTGCGAGCAAAGGCCACCATGCTTGCCGTTAATTATAGCGGCATCAAGATACTGATCCTGCGCCGCACATATGCCGACCTGTGGCAAAACCATGTTTTGGAGCTGCGAAAGGTGCTGGAACCCGACATAGCAACCTATCGGGACTCGGAAAAGGCGATGATCTTCCCAAACGGAAGTCGTATCCGTTTTGGATACTGCTCCGCCGAGGCCGATGTGCTGCAGTATCAGGGGCAGGAGTACGACATAATTTTTATCGATGAGGCTACGCAGTTTACGGAGTATATGTATAACTGCCTTGTGGCCAGTAACCGTGGCGCCAACGATTTTCCGCATAGGATGTACCTGACCTGCAACCCCGGCGGAGTCGGCCATGCGTGGGTCAAGCGTCTGTTTGTAGACCGTGACTACACGGCATCGGAAAACCCCGATGACTACGAGTTTATAGCCGCAAAGGTGTACGACAACACGGTTTTGGTGGATAAGGACCCAGACTATGTACGGATGCTGGAGACCCTACCGGAGGATATGCGGAGAGCATGGCTGGATGGCGACTGGAATGTGTTTGCAGGTCAGTATTTTGCAGAGTGGCGTGATGATATCCATGTGATAGACCCCATCGAGATACCCGACTGGTGGAGACGCTACTTTGCAATGGACTACGGCTTGGATATGTTGGCCGGATACTGGATCGCCATTGACGGCGAGGGCAACGGCTATGTGTACCGAGAGATTTACGAGTCAGGGCTGATCGCATCGGATGCCGCCATGCGGATCAAGGAGGCCAACGGGGACGATAAGATCGAGCAATGGCTTGCGCCGCCCGACCTGTGGAACAGGCGTAATGACACAGGCCGCAGCGTGGCGGACATTTTTATGGAGCAGGACATCCCGCTGGTCAAGGTGGACAACGACCGCATCAACGGATGGCAGGATGTGCATGAGTGGCTCAAGCCGAGGGACAGCAGAGATATCATAACCGGCGACAAGACGAGGATCGCAGGGCTGCGGTTTTTCCGCAACTGTAAGCAGGTCATCCGCTGTTTGCCGATGGTCCAGTACGATGACCACAAGCCTAACGATGTAGCAACAGAGCCGCACGAGCTGACCCATGCACCTGATGCCATCAGGTATTTTTGCAGCGGGAGACCGTATGCGGGACAGCCGCCGGTTACAAAGTACAAGCTGCCGCCGGAGCTGCGGCAGCCAGAAGAACAAGGAGGGTATCAGGTATGGTAAGACGATGGCTCAAACGCCTGATCCTGTGGGCGTTAGGGGACGACCAGACGGCGCAGGAGCAATATGCAACAAAGATATTCAACGAGTGGCTTAACGGCCCGGAGGATTGATATGAGTGATGTAACCCTGTGGACGCTATACCGAGAGGGTGTAGCGTACCACAACAAGATGGGCTTTAGCACCAAATTCCCGACCTTTGTGCGATTTAAGGAGGGAGACCAGTGGCCACAAGCGACAGAGCGCACCAAAAACCTGCCGAGACCCGTCCTCAACATCGTGGACATGATCGTCCGCAGCAAGCGCTCCAGCGTGCTTGACCAGCCTGTCAGCATCGTCTACAGACAGGGCAGCGCCAGCGGTGACGAAACCCTTGACCAGATGCATCAGGACGCCGCCGAGAACTGCACCGAGTACGCACGGACGATCTGGGACAGAGCCGACATGGACAAACTGTGCAACGAGGCGTGTGACGATGCAGCGACCAACGGCACAGGCATATGGCACTTTTACTGGGACACCAGCGTAATAGGCGACAAATATGTAGGGGAGCTTCGTGGGGAAACCGTGGATGCTCTCAATTTTTTTGTAGCCAACCCGCAGCTCCGGGATGTGCAGAAGCAGGACTATCTCATCATCGCCCAGCGTCTCAAATTGGGCGCTGTACGCAAGATGGCCAAGGACAGGGGATTGCCTGCGGAAAAGGTGGCAAACATCTGTCCCGATGAATTTGAGGATGCAAGCACCTATCAGGCCGAGAGAATCGAGCTGGACGGCAAGGAAAACGAAAAGGTCACGGTGCTGACCAAGTATTACCGAAAGAACGGTGAGGTCGTATTTGACAAAGCGACCCGCAGCGTTGAGATATGCAAAGCAGTACCGCTTACCCCGCAGGGCAGCCCCGTCCGCATCAAGCTGTACCCTGTGGCGGCGCTCAACTGGAAGCTGCGTAAAGCCTGTTTCTACGGCATCGGCGAAATCGAGGGGCTTATCCCCAACCAAAAGCTCATCAACTTTATGTACGGGATGCAGGCGCTGGCCATCCAGCAGATGGGCTTCCCGAAGATCGTGGCAAAGCCGGGTGCTATCAGACAGCCGCTGACAAACGAGCCGGGGGAAATCGTCACAGACTACTCCAACGGTGGGATATCGTACCTGCAGCCTCCGGCGTTTTCGTCTGCTGCTACGCAGGTCAGCAACGACATGATCGACCTGACCCGCGTAGTGACAGGAACGACAGAGGTAACGACCGGCGAGTCCTTGGGTGCAAACATGGCAGCATCGGCAATCATCGCATTGCAAAACCAAGCGCAGACCCCGGTCAACGAGATCCAGCGCAGATACTGGCACGCAGTTAAGGAGATCGGTCGCATTTGGATGGAGTTTTTTAAGACCTACTGCTCCGACAAGCGGGAGATCGTCATTGAGATGGGGGACGAGGTATCCGGCAGAGCATTTACGGGTACGGACTACGCCATGTACGACTTTGACCTGCAGGTGGATGTAGGCGCTTCGTCCGAGTATTCTGCGGTGCTGGCACAGGCGACCTTGGACAAGATGCTTGACCGAGGAGATATTTCCATTGACCAGTACATCGAATTGTCTGATCCGAATGTTGCCCCGTTTAAGGAGAAGTTCAAGCGAATGCGGGAAACCCAGCCGCAAGCGGTGGGCATGCCTGGCGTTCCGGAGGAAGAAGTGAACGGCGTGCAGAGCGTTTCCGGCATTGGCGGAGTTCCGCTGCCGGATGTGCCGAAGGCCCCGACCGTCATGGACAAGTTCACAGGAGGTGGCAACAATGCTGTGCCCAAACTGTAAGGCAGAGATGCGGATCACAGGCAAATACCTTACATTCACCGGGGATACCTCTCCAACCACAGAGACAAAAGCGTTTATCAAGCTGCAGCTGGAGTGCAAGAACCCCAAATGCACCAACAGGACACCGACCTATGTGACCAACCCCTTGGAGGGATAACCAATTTTTAAGTGGCTGCTAAACGGAACAAACCGAACCTCGCCACAGAAAGGAAATTATGGACGAAGAAATCATGACTGCTGCTAATGAAGATATCGAAGAAGATATCGACTCCTCTCCCGCAGTAGAGGAAACCGAACCTGTCGAGCAGGAAGAACCTGCGGTGCAGGAAGAACCGACCGAGACACAGCGTGTGTCACGGAGAATCAAAGAAGCATCCCAAAAGAGCGTGGACGACTTTATCCGCAGCATGGGCCTGACCAATCATTATGACAATGACAGACCCATCACCACAAAGGCGGAATACGAAGCCTTTGTTGCGATGCAGCGGCTGGACGAGGACGGCCAAACCGACCCCGTATCAGCTTACCGAAATCAATCCTTGGAAGCGGAGATTACCCGCTTGCGGAGCAATGAGCGCATGAGAGAGCTGGAGGCTGACCCTGTAAGAGGGCAGACATTCACAAAGCTAAAGGACCAAGTGATTGAATTGATGGACTACTGCACCCAGCAGGGGACGCCCTGCAGCGTGGATGCAGCGTTCAACACAATTTTGGCGAACAGCTATTTTGACCTCGCCAACGATGCTGCAAACAAGGCAAAGGAAGACACGCTGCGAAGAATCAACAACAACGCACAAGCATCTCCCGGAGCATTGACGGGCGAAAGCCCCGAAACCGAAGCCGACTACATGAAGATGTCGGACAAAGACTTTGAAAAGCTGTATCAAGCTGCACTCCGGGGGGAATTAAAAAATTAAGGAGTGTATAAAACTATGGCAACTACTACCCAGACTTACGGTAATCTTACCGCTGAACAGAAAACCTTTTACGACCGCACCCTGCTGTCCCGGCTGCTGCCCAACCTGACCTTCCTCAAGTACGGCCAGAAGCGCCCCATGCCGAAGAACGAGGGTGACACCATCAACTTCCGCCGCTTCAACTCCCTTGATGTCCCTGCGGCATCCCTGACCGAGGGCGTGACCCCTGACGGCGACAACCTGTCCATCACCGCTGTGACCGCTACCGTGGCGCAGGAGGGCAACTGGGTCCGCCTGTCTGACAAGATCAGCATGGTCGGCATCGACCCCGTCCTGACGGAGTCCGCTGCGCTGATGGGCGAAAACGCCGCCAAGACCCTGGAGACCCGCTGCGCGGATGTTATCTTCAAGGGTACTTCCCAGCAGTTTGCTGGCGGCGCTGCTTCCGCTGCCACTATTGCCGCCGGTAAGGTGGTAAACAGCGAGGAGATCAAGAAAGCGGTGCGCACCCTGCGCAACAACAACGCCGAGCCCCTGGAGGGCGGCTATTATATCGGCTTCTGCGATCCCAATGTAGCATACGACCTGCAGAACGACAGCCTGTGGCAGGATATCTCCAAGTACAACGGCGCAGAGAACATCATGAAGGGCGAGATCGGCCGTATCCATGGTGTTCGTTTTATTTTGACCACCATGTGCCCCACCGATGCAACGACCGCTACTGCGGGTACCCTGCATAAGACCCTTATCGTAGGCAAGGACGCTTACGGCGTGGTCGATGTGAACGGCTCCTCCAAGCCCGAAATCATCATCAAGCCCACTGGCTCCGCCGGTACCGAGGATCCCCTGAACCAGCGCGCGAGTGTCGGCTGGAAAGCGATGGCGGTTACTGTTCGCCTGCAGGAGCTGGCAATGGTCTGCATCCAGTCCATGGCTTCTGCCTAATCAAATACAAGGGAGGGGGTAACGCCCCTCCCTTCTTTTACAGAAAGGATTTAATATGGCTAACATAAAAAAGGCTGACAATCCCGACATGGTCGGAGAGATCGTAGAAAAAGCGACCGGCGAGGAACTCGCCAAGGGCAAGAAGGTGCGCATCCGTCTGCCGAATGACAAGCTGAACAAGGAAGATGTCGTAGTGCCTGTGTGCATCAACGGCTATACCTATCAGATCAAGCGCGGCGAATGGGTGGAAGTACCCGAAGAAGTCGCCCGCATCCTTGAAGAAGCAGGGTACATGGGGTGATTGAATGAACAAGAACGATGCTATCAACGGTGCGCTGCGGTGGATAGATGAAGCCACCGTAAACGGCGCTGCCGCAAGCAACGGATTTATAGCCGACTACAAGGACAGAATGGAGCACCTGCTGGACGGTGCTGTTGCAATGGTGGAATCGCAGTTCCCGCTGATCGAATCCATCAGCATCGTTCAGAACATGCCTCGGTGCATGGAGGGCTCCCATTTTGAAGCTAAGACGGTTTATCCCGGTGATACCTACGAGTTTACCAACAGTGATGCAAAAGCCTACACGCTTGAAATTTGCGGTGTTCTAACAGCGACTATCGATGGGGCCCGGCGGCAGATTACCGCGCCTGAGTTCCAGCGGCTTTCCGGCAGCTTTAACGGCAGTATCAAGTTGGAATCGCAGTACCCATTCCAGGTAAGAAACGCTGCGTTTTATGCATTCCCGCTTGTAGAAATCCCGGAGCACATAGCATGGGTACCGTATGAGCTGCCCCAGCAGATGAACGGCATGGTGAAAATCCTTTTCTCCGGTGACGGCGTGGCCTTCCGCGACTTTTCCGACTACCGGCGGCTGGATGAATACCATATTGCGATCCCGTACCATTACAGCGGGCAGTTCGATATCCAGTATAAGCACCGGCACGCCACCCTTGCAGGTGCTTCCGGTGCGACCGAGATAGAGGTGGAGCCAAAGGCGGTTCCGCTGATTCCGCTTCGGCTGGCCATTGATGCCACAAGCGGCATTGATGAGACACTGGCGCTGAATCAGTTCCTCACCGGACGCTTTGCAGAGATGGTGGGCGCTATGACGGACGAGGACACAGAGAAACACCAAGTAATTGAAACCGTATTCATGATGTAAGGAGGGGAGCAAATGAGATATTCCCCGGCAAAACTCCCCAGCGCTGATGTGGTAAAGACCAATGCCATGGTCATTAACGACTTTTATGGCTGCGACTTTTCCAGCGGCGCAACCAATATCGACCCAAGAAGAAGCCCCAACTGCGAGAACATGATCCGTTCCTCCCCCGGCCGCGTGAGAAAGCGCCTTGGCTTTGCCAAAACGGCGGTATACGATGGCCGTATCAATGGCCGGTTCTCTCTGGATGGGACAGATATTATCCATGCGGGCACGAAACTGTATGCAGGAGATACGCTGATCTCTTCCGCCATGAACGATGCCTTTTCGGTTGGCAAGAACTTCGATAAAGCGCTGTACCTGCTGGATGGAGCACACTACTACAAGGTAACGAACAGTGCCGACACCTTTACCGTGGCTAATGTATCGGACAGCGCCTATGTGCCGCGCATCGTTATCAATAAAAATCCGGATGGTACCGGCGGAACAACTTATGAGGATATCAACCTCATGTCGGATAAGTGGACGGAATCTTTCTATGTAGGAGATAAGACCGCAGCAGCAACAGTATTCCAACTTTCCCTTGAAAATTTGGATACAACACCTGTAACGGCAAAGGTATTGCAAGCTGACGGATCCTTTGTAGACAAGGTGGAGACAACAGACTTTACTGTAAACCGCACCAGCGGTACCGTTACATTCGTAGCCGCTCCGGGTAAATCCCCTTTGGAGGGCGCGGACAATGTATATATCACTGCATCCAAGGACAGGAGCGAGAGCCGCAGCCGCATTACGAACTGCGATACCTGTATTGTGTATGGCGAGACGGGCACCCGGCTATTTGTGACCGGCGATCCGAACTTTAAGAACAGGGATTTTTGGTCGGCGCAGAATGATTTTTCCTATTTTTCCGATCTATCCTATTCGATACTGGGCGAGGACAGCGAGCGCATCGTAGGTTATTCCATCGTGGGCGACAGGATAGCGGCCCACAAGAGCGGAACCACCGGCGCGGTGTATGTTCGCACCGGCTCCACGGTAACTGAGACCGATGATCTCGGCAACAACGTGGAGACCTTTGCATTTAAGACCGGAAATGTAATCACCGGACACGGTGCAATCGCTCCGCACAGCTTTGTGCCGACCGATAACGAGCCGCTGTTCCTTTCCTCCACCGGCATATTTGCATTGACCGCATCCGATGTGACCGGCGAGCGCTATGTGCAGAGCCGCAGCTTTTATATCAATCCGAAGCTGCTTTCGGAAAGCAATATCGCAGATGCCTATGCCTGCATCCACAAGGACTTTTATTTCATTGCGGCCGGTGCTGGCGTGTATGTGCTTGACCTGCTGCAAAAGCACTACGAGGATGGGGAGCCGTATTCCAACTACCAGTACGAGTGCTTTTATCTGACCGGAATACCCGCAAGGGTGATCTGGGACGATAACGGCGAACTGTTCTTTGGTACGGCGGATGGCAAAGTATGCAAATTCAATACCGATGAGACCGCTCCCAACTCCTACAACGACACGATGGACGGGGAGACATACACACCAGTAGGGTGCCAGTGGGAAACCCCAGATATCGATGGCAAGACCTTTTACTCCAGCAAACACTTCCGGTACATGGCCTGCAGGCTGTCCGCTTTTGTGCGCACCAGTGTAAACGCCTATGCGATGTGCAGCGGCAAATGGATCTCCATTCTGACCGATGCGAGAACTGCTCGCTTCTTCTCATGGGAGGATATAGACTGGTCGAAATGGACATGGAGCACCGATGCAACTCCGAAGGTGCTGGGCCGAAAGCTGGATATGCGCAACCTTGATAAAGTGCGGTTCCGCTTCTCCAATGGCAATGCGGAGCCTTTCGGCATCGAGAACATCGCAGTAGAGTACCGAGAAACGAGAAAGTACAGGGGGTAAGCTATGTTTGAAAAGATCAAAGCATCCGACGGCAATCCCTATACCCCGGATGCAGTATTTACCGATAGTGACGGCAACAGGGTTGGGGTAATTGGGCAGGACACCACCCCGAACCTTTCCGTCAGTGAAATGCAATTCTCCGTAGAGGCTGTGGTGCGTGAGGTCGTCATTCCTGCGTATAACAGCCTTGTTGATGCCCTGAACGCCCTGACCGCTGCCGCCAGCATGGGCGCAGAGGACATCAGCGGCGCAGCATCGACCGTACAGGAGGAGCTGGGAAAGCGGATCCTGACTGGCAATGTGAAATACATCCGGCTTAACAGCGACAAGGTGCTGGAAACCAGCAATGACGGAGAGACATGGGAAGCCACCGGGTCTTCCGGCCACATCATCATAGCGCCGGATGGCACAGTAGCGCCGCAGCGCAGCCGTCTGAAATTCGCCAATGGCACAGTAACCGATGATGGTTCCGAAACCATTGTTACCGGCCTGAAAGGCGATACCGGCCCGCAGGGCGAGAAAGGCGACACAGGCGAGCAGGGGCCGAAGGGTGACCAAGGCCTGACAGGCCCCGTTATTGTTCCCTATGTAGATGCCAGCGGCGTTATGTCCTTCACCATTCAGGATACCGCCATTGCCCCGCAGGCCGTCAGTGTGAGAGGCCCGCAGGGCCCGCAGGGCGTACAGGGCGAGCAGGGCGCACAGGGTACGAGAGGCCCGCAAGGCTTACAGGGCGTACAGGGCATCCAGGGCCCTAAGGGCGAAACAGGCGAACAGGGTCCTGCCGGTGCTACCGGTGCCACAGGCGCAACTGGCCCCAAAGGTGATAAAGGCGATACTGGCCCCAAGGGTGATACCGGTGCAACCGGTGCCCGTGGTGCAACAGGCGCAACAGGCGCTCAAGGCCCGGCTGGTCCCGCAGGCCCCAAGGGTGAACAGGGCGATACCGGAGCCACAGGCGCAACCGGGGCGACAGGTGCGACAGGTGCAGAAGGCCCTGCTGGCCCTCGTGGCTTAAAGGGCGAAAAGGGAGACAAAGGTGATACTGGCGCAACAGGCGCTACCGGCGCTACTGGTGCGCAGGGGCCTATGGGACCGCAAGGCCCGACAGGCCCTGCCGGTAAAGATGGAACCAGCCTGTATATCGAGGACAGCTATCCTACACTGGCAGCGCTGAGAAACGCGATCCCCGCCGGGAACAACAAGATGTACTATGTGCAGGAGGACGGCGAGTGCTACATCTGGAGCGAGACGGCCAATGACTGGGTAAGCGTTGGCGCTTTGCAAGGCCCCATCGGACCGCAAGGCCCGCAAGGCGTACAGGGACCACAAGGCGAGCAAGGCCCAGCTGGCGCTACCGGTGCTACTGGCGCTGCGGGGGAACAAGGCCCGCAGGGTGAGAAAGGCGACAAAGGGGACACTGGCGAGCAAGGCCCCACAGGCGCTACTGGTGCGACAGGTGCAACAGGCCCAAAGGGCGCACCTGGCGAAAAGGGCGCAGACGGCGCAGCTGCTACCATCACGGTCGGTACTGTTTCTTCTGGCGCAGCCGCTTCCGTAACGAACAGCGGAACCGCATCCGCAGCGGTGTTCGATTTTGTACTCCCTAAAGGTGACAAAGGCGAAAAGGGCGATACCGGCGCAACAGGCCCACAGGGGGAGACTGGCGCTACCGGCCCTGCAGGTGCAACAGGCCCTCAAGGCCCTCAAGGCGTACAGGGCATTCAGGGTGAGCAGGGCGCAGTAGGCCCCGAAGGCCCGCAAGGCCCCGCAGGCGTAGCCGGTGCCGATGGCAAATCCGCCTACCGGACCGCCGTAGAAGCAGGATACACCGGGACGGAAACCGCATTTAACGCGGCGCTGGCCGATATCCCAGAGCACATTGCAAGCAAGGCAAACCCCCATGAGGTAACGAAAGAACAGGTTGGCCTTATCAATGTGGAAAATGTGAAGCAGGCCCCATACACCCATGTGGAGGACAAGGCCAACCCCCATGGCGTGACAAAGGCACAGGTAGGGCTTGGAAATGTGGATAACACCAGTGATGTCAATAAGCCTGTTTCCACTGCACAGCAGACAGCGATTAACGCCTGCAAGGTAAAGAAAGCGAGCGTTACCCTGACCGCTGCCGGGTGGACAGGAGCTGCAAGCCCCTATGCGCAGACCATAACCCTTTCCGGCATTGCCGTAAACAGCAAGGTGGATATCCAGATGGATGCAATCGTCCTTGGCGTTATCCTCGACAGCGGTACATCTGCCCTTTGGATTGAGAACAACAACGGTACCCTTACTGCCAAGGCAATGGGCGAAAAGCCCAATGCGGACATGGCGGTACAGGTGATGATAACAGAGATCATCAACGGTGGGGGCAGTATCTCCGGCAATGCCATCTATGCGCCATCCGGCGGCGGTGGCTTTGTAGCTTCCGCTACGGCACCGGATACCAAACTGCTGTGGATCGATACCGCAAACGGCGGTATTATTAAATACCACAACGGCACTGCATGGGTAGCTGTTGGCGCGGCATTCAGTTAAGGGGGTGAAACATATTGGCTCTAAATTCGCAAAATCGAATCCTTGCATCTGATTTCGTAAGCTTGAAAGCAAGAGTAAAGGCTGAAATGAATCGTAGACGCTATAGCGGATCTTTGACATCGTATGCTGGAACCGCTTACGATTACGCTGAAAACCCTACTTCAGGAGGAGTTATTAAACCTGAGCATGCCAATAAGCTTATTATTCCGGTCAACGCAATAACTCCAAGTGGATATACGGAAAAAAGCACTGGCGATGCGGTGCCTGAAATGGAAACATTTGAGGCTAAATTGCAGGCTCATGAAGCATATCCTTTGAGAGGAAGCGGAACCGATTGTGCTTCTGGTTGCAGTGGACTTTGTAGTTCCGGTTGTTATAACGCCTGTTCTGGTTGTGGAGGCTCTTGCTCTTATGATTGCAGCGGATGTACTGGATCTTGCGTTGGCGACTGTCAAGGGTCCTGCTCTGGAGGTTGTAGCACTTCGTGCGGAGGAGCTTGCTGGAGAGATGGGTGCACGAGTAATTGCACAGCGGCATGCAGAATGGATTGTTCAGGGGGATGTAAAGGGAAGTGTACTGGAAGCTGTGTAGCGCAGTGCGCAAACAACTGCCAAGCTGGCTGTAGAGGTGGCTGCGGAACGCAAGCTCGGATGTCAACCTAAAACAAAGAATAAACGGAGGGTATTCATATGTTTGGAGTAAATCAAGCGATCATCGTGACAAGGATTGCAGAAATGAAAGAAATCTCTATTGACGAGATAAAAAACGCACTCGAAGAAAGTAAGAGCTCGAAAGGCAAAGAGCCCTATTATATTATGTGTGCTCAACCGATGCAGCCGGTGGTAGAATGTACAGAAGCCGAACTGCAGGCTTATGCTAATTCTCTTATCAAGAAAGTAGAGGAAGCCACTGGGAGCAAATATGACGAACGCACAAAATCTGCGGTTGTAGGTTTCTTTATCTTTGATCGCAAGCGTAATGCTGAGGGCATCGATAAAGTAATATCCTATTGCCGTAAAGTTCTTGATGCACATAAAGATTGTGTGGAAAACACAATGGAATGGTTCCTAATGGAGGACTTAAAGAGACAACTGATGGGTATTTATGCATATGATTCTGCCAGAATTGAGGACCTTAAAGCACTGATTAATGAAGTGTTGAAAACCGAGGATGCATATAATAATTATGTTGTTGGTTTATAAGGAGGAGCTTAAATGACGGTTAAAGTGAACATCGGCGAACAGGATAGCGTCTGTGTGGAACGCCTCTGGTATGAGTACAACGCGGCATTAGGTGTTCTGCGTTATTTGATGTCTCAGTCAGATGTCTTGGGAAAAAATCTACAGCTGTATTCTGATAGCTGCGAGGCAAAAGGCGTAGAATTGGAATTGGCAAAAAGAGCAGTAAGCGATCGGTTTAAACCCGATGGTGCAGTTATGAGCTACTCTTTTAACTTTGATGAGTGCGCCATTGAGTATAATATGGAGGACGCATGAAGCGAAGCGAAATAAGTTATGCCGACTACCTTTATACTTTGTATCCAGAAGAAAGCGAAAAAATGCTTCCGGAAGAGTTTCTTTGCCGCGATATTACTTTTCAAGTAACAGATGACTGCCCGATGGCATGCACTTATTGTTATCAAGGGCATAAAGGGCATCGGATGATGTCAAAAGAGACGGCTCAGGCTGGTGTTGATCTTCTCTTCCGTATGTGGGAAGAGGACAAGGGGACATTCATCAATCGAAAAACAAAAGCCATCATATTGGATATGATCGGAGGAGAACCGCTTATGGCGGTTGATATAATCGATTATATTTGCACATACTTTGTTCAGCGTTGCATCGAATTGAACCATCCTTGGATTTACACTTGGCGGGTAAGCATTACTTCTAACGGAGCGTTGTATTTCGAGCCAAAAGTACAGGAATTTCTGCATAAGTTCCGCAATAATCTGAGTTTTGCCGTTACATTAGACGGACCAAAAGAAATCCACGACGCTTGTCGAGTATATCACGATGGCCGAGGTAATTTCGACGATGCCTATGCTGCGGCAAAACATTTCAATGCTAATTTTTACGAGGAACTTGGAACCAAGGTAACGATTGCTCCAGAGAATATTCATAATCTTAACAAGATTGTGGATTTCTTCATGGGGGAAGGCATGAAGACAATACACGCTAATTGCGTTTACGAGGTAAAATGGTCATATGAGTATGCCAAGATCCTGTACGATGAGATGAAGCTGATGGCGGATAAGCTTTTGACCAAAAATGATGGCACTACTGTGTCGCTTTTTTCTGAAACTAATTTCTGCCCATTAACTCCTCAAGAAAATGGCAACTGGTGCGGCGGAACTGGTGCGATGTTAGCCTTTGATCCTGAAGGTATTGCATATCCATGCTTACGGTATATGCCATCGTCGTTGGGTAACGATGTGCCTCCGATTATTGTAGGTTCAGTTTATGGAATTTTCGAACAGCCAGAACATAAGGCGATTAAAGAATATCTCGATAGTATCACGCGTAGGTCGCAATCGACAGATGAATGCTTTGATTGTCCGATTGCTGCTGGATGCAGCTGGTGTTCGGCATGGAACTATCAGGAAACCGGGTCCGTCAACCAGCGTAGTACAAATATATGTGTGATGCACAAGGCGAGAGCACTGGCCAATGTGTACTACTCGAACAAATGGTATAAGCAAAACAACATCAATAAGAAATTCAAAATGCATCTACCCCGAGAGGAAGCAGAAAAAATAATCAGCCCGCAGGAGTATGATATGCTGCTGCGGCTGAGTGAGGAGGACTGATATGGATGCAAGTGTTTGGGTAGCAATTATCACAGGCATTGCATCGGTCGCCGCTGTGATCATTACCAATAACAAAAGCAACATGGAGCGTGACCACAAGGCCGATATCGAGCGAGCCGTGACCAACGAGAAGCTGGACGAGCTTACAAGAGAGGTAAGACGGCACAACGGCTTTGCGGAGAGAATCCCCATCTTGGAGGAACGGACAACCGCCCTCAATAAAAGAGTAACCAACCTTGAGCAGAAGAAAGGAGCTTGAATATGAACGAATTTGTAACTTGGACTTCCCTTGGTACTTACGCAGGTGCAGTCATGATGGTCACCATCATCACCCAGTTTTTGAAGCAGACCCCCCTCAAGAACATCAACACCCAGCTGCTTGCTTACATCATCTCTGTGGCCATCCTCATCGGAGCCGAAGCCTTTAACGGCTCTGCTCTGACGGTACAGGGCGTGGTGCTGTGCCTGCTGAACGCTGTTATTGTCGCTTTGGCTGCTAATGGTACATATGACGCAGCCACCACCGGCATGGTGAAAAAGGTCAAAGAGGAGGAATTCCCTCTTGAGGAGGTGGTGAAAGATGCCTAAAGTGTATCTTTCCCCCGAACGCAGACCGGCTCCCCATGCTCCGTACTACGGCTTCCCCGGCGTGTACGAGCATGATGTGTGTGTAGAGATCGGCGCTTATTGCGCCGAGGCTCTCACCCGCTGCGGGTTTGATGTGATGGTCGCATCCCCAGACAAGACGATGCAGGAGCGAGTAGCCGAAAGCATCGCTTGGAGATCCAACCTCCATATGCCCATCCATACCAACGCCAGCACGGCCACCTTGAAAGAAGGGACTGCGCAGGGGCCGACTGTCCTGCGCTACGGCAGAGCCGGAGGCATCAGCGACCGGGCCTGTCAGATGGTCTACCGCAGACTGATGGAGATTTACCCCCGGAACACCCACCGAGGGGTCTATCAGAAGGACGAGTTTTACGAGATCGGCAGAACTCCCATGCTGTCGATCTATCCCGAAATCGCATTCCATGATAACGGGCAGGATGCTATTTGGATTGTGCAAAACAAAAAGCGCATTGCCGAGGCACTCTGCAAAGGTGTATGCGACTGGTTCGGCGTTACCTACAAAGAGGAAGAAAAACCGCAGACAGATTATGATAAGCTGGTCGCCGAGCTGGAAGATATCAAAGAAAAATACAGAACCGAACACGCCAGCGCGCAGGCGCTGCGTGGGAGAATTTTAGCCGCTGTGGAGCAGTACGACACAGCGGCATATGACAAGGAGGGGTAATTTTGGCACTGAGAAAGAACACAACCCTTGTAAACGATGGCGGCAGCAACCGCACAGTCAAGCCGATAGGTTACGATGTTGCGAGGGCAGGCGCAGCAGCAGGCTCCGAAGTAAATAAGCCCGGCTGGGGCGCTGTAGATGCAGCGATAAAGGGCGGAGCTCTTGCTTCGGCAAAGGCTAACCTGGCAGGAGTTTCCCCGAAAATTTCCTCCACCGTGACGGACACCTCCGAGCGGGACGCATACCTTGAGAGCCTGAAAGCGCAGCTGGATGCGCAGACCGCTGCCTATGACCAGCTGCTTGCCTACAACCAGCAGATGTATGAGGCCCAGCAGAAACAGGCGGCCCAGCAGCGGGAGGACAATGCACGCAGGGCGTACATTGCCAAAGAGATGGCGCTAAAGAACCTCCCCGGGCAGCTGGCCCGTGAGGGCATCAATGGCGGCCTTGCGGAAAGCTCCTATGTCCGGCTGAACAACCGCTATAACAGCAGCCTTGCCGATGCGGATAACGCCTATTCCGATGCGGTGAATCAGGCATACCTTGACATGATTCAGGCGAACCGTGAGCCGCAGAGCGGAAAGCTGAATGCGCAGGCAAGCTATTCCGCCGGGCTGGCAAAGGCCCCGAAGGCAAAGACAAAAACCACCAAAAAGGACAACCCAAATTACAATGCCGCCTTGCAGGACTCCTACAACATGTTGCGCCGGGCCGGTTATTCTGATTCAATGGCGGCAAGACTTCTCGGACTTGAATGACAGGAGGAAAAATGGATAGAAAAACGCTGGAACAAAACTATCAAAAATCTTTCGGTGCATCGCCTGCCGCGGAGCTTGAGCAGAACTACCAGCGGAGCGGCATTGACTCTCTTGTTCAATCTGTGAAGAAAGCTACCCAATATAATCCCTCTTCCCCCAGCACGCAGCCTACCCAGGCTGCGCCTGCTGGGGCTTCTTCTCGTAAGCAGAGCGATGCCATGAAGGAGCAGCTGGATGCGATTAAGAAACAGAGGGACGACGCGGCAATTAAGGCCGTGGCCTATATGCGAGCTGGGAATATGCCGCAGCAGGCCAAGGAGCAGCAGAAGATTTCCAACAAGGCTGCCATTGAGTACGAGAACGCCTATACCCAGTGGAAGAACCAGCGAAATGCGGAAGCGGTAGAGGGCTACAACCCAGACGAGAATAAATTCAAGGCAGGCGATGCTGTCCTTTCTGGCGTGCAGAATGCATTCCAAAGCATGAGGCAGTATGCCGCTGCAGCATCTTCGTATCTTTCCGGTAATCCGGAAGCGCAGGCATGGGAAGCCAAGCGGCTGATGGAAAGCGGCGTAAGCGGTACCGAAGCCGTAAAGCGGGCCGGGCTTGCCGATAAGAGAGAAATCCCCATCACAGACTATAAGACACAGGCAGAACTGCGCCACGAGAAGAATGTAGCCAGCGTTGGTGCTGTTGAGGGCGGAGCGCTGCAGCTGGTTAATACGATCTCGAACATGGTGCCGTCCCTTGTTGCAAACGCGGTCCTCCCCGGCTCCGGTTTGCCCGTGATGGCTGCATCCGTTGCGGGCAATAAATATGCAGATGCCTATGAGAAGTACGGGAATACGGATACAGCATTCGTACTCGGCTCCGCTGCCGGTGGCGCTTCCATGCTTACCGAACAGTTTGGCGGTTTGTATGGCTCGCTGGGCAAGTCTGCCGCCGGGCAGGCCGTGGCCAAGAAACTAATGGCGGAATCCCCCGGCCTGTATAACCTCGCCAATTCCGTGGGTGGCAAGTGGCTGCGGGACGCTCTCTCCGAAGGCATTGAGGAGGGCGCAGAGGATGTTATCAACTACGCCATTGAAAAGGCCCTCACCGGCGACAGTGACGAGATGGACAACTTCGGCTATGATATGCTCCTTGGCGCTCTCGCAGGCGGTGTATTGGGCGGCGGCAACGCTGCGATGCGTTCCGTCACCTATAGCCGTGTAGGCAAGGCACTGAATGCTTCCCCTGCTGCCGTAGCGCAGCAGGTGCAGGAGGGTATGGAGAAAGGCGCAGGCACCGCACCTGCCATTTATGCGGCGGAGGTGCAAAAGAACCCCAGCAACCAAATGGTGGGCAGACTGTATGAAGCAAACCTCACCTATGATGCCGAGAGCGGCCTTTCCAAAATCCAGAACGATATTACCCAGGTCTCCATCAATGAGATCAAGGCGATGGTCTCCAAAGCGGATGCGCTGGCGCAGGCAGCCCAAAAGCTGGATGTGGAAGCTACTCCGCAAGCCGTAGCAACAGCTATTACAGATGCCCAGCGCACACAATCCATTAAAACAGCCGAGGACAGCGTAGGGCAGGCTTTTGCGCCCACAGTTGATAATCCTGCCAACGCAGGAGAGAAAGCCTACAACAGCGCCCTTGCCGGTGTAGCAGCTAACCAAGGCGTAGCTGCTCGCATCAATAACGACCCTGCCGCAAGACAGGCATTCTCCCAGCTGACCGGCGTACAGTTCAGCGGAAACACAGCACAGGATATTGCCGCTATCGAAGTGGCTACGCAGAACATTGCGAAGTCCGGTAAACAGGCGATCTCCCAGGCGGAATATGCCCAGCGTGTCGCTGCTGCAGGAGAACAGGCTGCCGCCCAGTTCGATGCCGATATGCAGGCGCAGGCGGAGCAGATGCAGCGGGAATCCGATGAAAGATGGCTTTCCGTTGAGCAAAACACCATCACCGATGTGGACGGAAAGCGTCATATCAAGGAGATCACCAATACGGATGTGCGCGGCAATACCGAGATCGGCTATAAGAAAGCTGAAATTCCCGGCAGTAAAAAGAAAGCTGTTGCCGAGGTGAACAATGCAGCGAAATACCTTGGCAAGACTATCGTGTGGTTTGAGGGTGCGGTGCAGGTCAATGGGCAGTACCGACTGACCAATGGCTATCGCGCACCGGATGGCACCATTTATGTCAACATCAATTCCCGCGATCCGCTGATGGTTACTTTCGGGCATGAGATGTTTCACGACCTTGTAGCTGATAGCAAGTATTCCGGGCTGATTGATACGCTGGTAGAGAACCCCGACTATGCCGATATGGTAAAGGGCATGATGAATGCCAAAACCGAACTGTACGAGCGCAATGGAATTGAGCTTGACCCGAATGCAGCTGCGGAGGAAGTCGCTGCCGATATCAGCGGTGATCTTTTGGGCAGCCGGGATATGCTGGAGTACATCGGCGCAAGAAATACGGAAGCCGCCACCGGCATTAAAGGTTTCTTGAACCGTATCCTCAAAAAGCTAAAAGGAAAGCCCTCTGCACAGGAAGCCTACAACAGGCTGTCCGAAGCGCAGAAGGCTTTGCTTGATGGGATGGAGGGTAAAGCAGAAACCGGCGTGAATGGGTCGGAATCGTTTTCTCTGATCGATGTTGCTCCTAACGGGATGGAGATATACGAAACAAGCCTTACAACACAGCAGCTTTCGGAATCTCAAAAGAAAAAGCAGTATCTCGCCCTTATCAAAAACCAGTACAGAGGGAGAACGGCCCGGCTGGAAAGAAACGGTCATGTCGTTTATGTAAGACCCGACATTCAGGAAGCTGGGAAACCGATATATGGTGACCGGAGGTCAACGGCCAATGGCGCAAAAGCGCTGCGCAACTCTCTGGCCGAGGGCGATGTATTTGACCTGCTGGAGAACGCAGAATACGACCGCAGTAGCAGGGACACGAAGAACCATAAAAATGCGGATTACTTTGATTACTATGTAAAAACGGTTCAGATCGATGGAAAAGTGTATGATCTTGTTGCCGATGTAAAAAGAGCATATGGCAATTCTGATGGCCTTTACTATACGCTGTATTTGGTTGACAACGCAACCAAAAAAGCTGTTGTCTCCCAAAGGCCTCAGACCCTCGGCTCTTCCGAACCGATTACTGCCTCTGAAATGGGGAGCAACAGCTTTTCTGCTGACATGGTACCACAATCCGATGCCGCTGTCAATAACTATTCTATGCAGAATAGCGCAGAAGATGCAAGCGGGAAACATTCCCTTATGGATATCCCGGCAATGGACAGTACCGGCAGGGAGCTTTCTGCCGAGCAGCGGGAGTATTTTAAGGGCAGTAAGGTGAGGGACGAGGACGGAAACCTGCTTGTAGTGTATCACGGAACGGATGCCGACTTTACCGTTTTTGACGCTTCCAAAGGCAGAGCAAACATGGATATTCAGGGAATGTTCTTCAGCCCTTGGGAGTTAGATGCACAAGGCTATGGGAAGAATGTTTCTGCCTACTACCTGAACATTACAAACCCGGCAAGCGAAGCATTAGGATACAAGGCTCTCAATATGTTCAAGGGCGAGAACAACGCAGGTGTAAAAGCACAAGAATATTTGCAAAGCCTTGGGTATGATGGTGTAAACAATGGCGACGAGGAATACATTGCGTTCTACCCGGAACAGATCAAACTGGTAGACAACACCTCCCCGACAGAAAGCAAAGACATCCGCTACTCCCTCATGGAAGATGCCCAGTACATGGCCGACATTGACAAAGCGGTATCTGAAGCTACGCAGAAAGCCGATGACGAGTTAAAGGCTGCGCAGGCACAGGTAAAGGATTTGCGGAAACAGCTTCTTGAGATGCGCAATCGCGCAGAGTATGCAGAGCTGCAAACCAAGGTGACGGAGAAGCCGACCATAGACCCTATCAAAGCCAAAAAGGACATTGGACGGTTCCTGCGGAAGAATGGCATCACAAACGAGGAGACCATCAAGACCCTGACCGCAGAGATTGAGGACGCATTCAATAGTGTATACCGGTGGGAGAAAACGGACATTGACGCGGCCGCCAAAAAGGCAGCAGATGCTATCCTCAAAGAAGCGACCGTTGCCGATCCTCTAAAAACAGAAAAAGCAGATATCCGCAAGAGTCTTTCCCAAAGAACCTTTGTGATTGGCGAGCAGCTGCGCGGGGATATTGTGCGCAAGTACGGCTCCCTTACAAACTTCCGAAAGAAGTATGGGAACATTATTCGAATTAAGACACGAGAGAATGCCAAGGCTGGTGAGGGAGTGGCATTCGATGTTGCCTATCCCGAGCTGCAGAGCGAATTCCCCGGTATCTTCCGGGACGCAGCGACCGAGTGGGAAACATTCGCGAATACTGTTGAAGCGGCAGATTATGCGATGCGTTCCGGTCCAGTTATGCTTGCTGATATGGTGGACAGCCAAGAGTTCGCTGATAGCGTTTCCAACCAGCTGGTGGAAATGCTTTGGAACCAAAAGAACCTTGTGACCGAAGCAGACAAAGCAAAAGCGAAGGCTGACGCGGCAACAGAAAAAGCGGTAAGCGCTGCGGTGGAAGCGGAGCGGCGGAGAGCCGAAAAGGAAACGGCTGCAAATGACCGCTGGCGTGAAGCTGAAACCAAACTGCTTGCCGATATGGCGGCAGCCAAGGAACGGGAGAAAGCGGCAAAGGCTCGTGCCGAGTTCATGCAGAAGTACGATTCCCTTTCCAAACAGTACCGCGCTGACCTGCGGGCTAACAACCAGCAGGCACAGGAAAAGTATAACGAAAAACTGACCGAAGCAAAGGACGAATTCAACCGGCGGAGGACGCAGGACCGCATTGACCGAGTGGTGCGGGAGGATCGGACAAAGAGCAAAGCCCGATTGAGGACGGCGGAACAGAAATCCACCACTACGGAAGATGTTGCCAAGGTTCTGACCGAAATGCCGAAGAAGGACAAGGAAACCTTTAAGGCGAAAGCCGCCAAAGACTGGCGCACCTTTAAGCGCCAGTGGATCAATACCAAGGATGAACTGGAGCGATTCGGGAACGAAGTCGGCGACAGCAGAATCATGTATGCAGCGAACAATGTCGGGCAGGCATCTGCGGCGGCGCAGTATTCCATTGGCGGCGCTGGGCAGTATGACCTTAACGGCAAGAAGATCGGCGATAAGAACCTCATGCAGGTATTTGAACCGGCGAAAAAGGCTGGCTTGACCGATGAGTTTTACACCTACCTGCTGCACGAGCACAATGTAGACCGCATGAGTGTACGCGAAAAGGCGCAGCGGCAGCTTGCAGAACTTCGGGCGAAACTGAACAAGGAAGTCAACGGCTTTGCGGAAATGACAGATGAAAACATCGCCACAGCCGCAGGCAAGGATACTACCCTTACAAAAGCCTACACCGAGGCACAGATTGCCGCCGCCAAGCAATATAAGCAGTTCCAGGCGTGGGCAGAAAAGCAGTTTGACAAGCCTGTATTCGGCAGTAGCGTGACAGCAGACGATAGCCGTGCCGCCGCAGCTGACCTGCTGGATGCACACCCTGAATTTGAGAAGTGGGCAAAGGATGTGTATGCCTACCTTGACGGATTGATGGAGGTGCGAAAGCAGGGCGGACTCGTGAGCGCTGATATGGCACAGTACATGAAGGAACTGTATCCGCACTATGTTCCCACCTACCGCGATATGCCCAGCACCTCCGGCGGCTACTCCAACCCCAACAGCGTTGCGGTGAACAGCACCATCAAGTCCGCAAAAGGTGGCAACCAGGATATCATGCCGCTGATCGACAGTATTGCCAGGCAGACCTTGCAGACCTTCTCCGCAGCCAAAAAGAACATTCTGGGCAATATGCTGTATGAAGATGCAATGGATACTACCCGTGATATCTCGGAATACATTCAGAGTGTTACAGAGGAAGGCGATCTCGTTGACCTTGATGCGGATTCCGCAGAGAACCTCAAGGACACGCTGCGCATCTGGGTGGATGGCAAACCGGTTACTCTGCACATGAGCGAAGCAATGGCCGATGGGTTTAGACCCATTGAGCAATCCAATTCCTTTGGAATGAAAGCATTGCGCTCCATCAACAGCACATTCAAGAAGCTGGTCACGCAATGGAACCCTGTATTCATCGTGCGAAATCTCGTCCGTGATGCACAGTCTGCATTGTACTTTACCCATTACAGCAATGCCACATTCATTAAGAACTACGGCAAGGCCGTAAAGGAAATCGCAACGAACGGGAAGTATTGGCAGCTCTATCAGGCGATGGGCGGAAAAGGAACCACCTATTATGACCCAAAGACGGGGCTTTCCGACCGCCACCATTTCAAGAACGGCGCAGTCGATAAAGTGGCTGGTGGGTTGAATAGAGTAATCGACATCCTCTCCTTTGCCAATGAAGCGGTCGAGCAGTACCCTCGCCTTGCTGAATTTATCAGCACGATGGAGGCGACCGGAGATGTGCAGCAGGCGCTCTATAATGCAGCAGACATCACAACAAACTTCGGGCGTGGCGGCTTCGCTGCCCGCAAGCTGAACGCTTCCCTTGTGCCGTTCTTCAACCCCGGTATGCAGGGCCTTTCCAAGAACATTCGCAATGTCATTGACCGGCGCGGCTGGAAAGAGATTGGGCAGTTGATCTCCCGCTTGCTTATCAACGGCGTTGCACCCGGTATCATTATGGGCCTGCTGTATGATGGGCTGAAAGAGGACGATGACTACAAGGAGCTTTCCAACTACATCAAGGATAGCAACATCCTCATCAAAATCGGCGACAATAAGTTTATCAAGGTTCCGATGGGCCGTGAACCTTCCGTTATTACGGCGTTCACCAATCGGATGTGGCGCTGGCTGAAAGGGGAACCTGCGAGCAGCGCGTTTGCCGGTTATCCGTCTTTCGCTATTGAGCAGATTGCGCCGAACAATCCGCTGACCAACAACATCTTCGCCGGTATTACTGCGATGAGTACCAATAAGACCTGGTACGGCGGCGACATCGTATCCAGCTACATGGAGGAAAAACCGGATTATCTGCAGTACGATGAAAGCACCGATGCGTTCTCCATTTGGCTCGGGGAGATTACACGACACGGGAAGAACGGCATCGAGGGGCTTTCCCCGAAGAAGGTCAATTACCTGATCGACCAGTATTCCGGCTTTATCGGTGACTGGCTTCTCCCGACGCTTTCCAAGAAAGCAGATGTCCCTGCGGTGGCAAAGGCTTTCGTGGTAGATAGCGTCCGGCAGAACCGTCTCGGCAGCGACTTCTATGATGCGCTGGACGAAGCCAAGCAGGTAAAGGAGACCGAGTTTGCGACAGCAGCCGATGATGCGACCTACTCTTACCTGTATAAGCAGAGCAAGGCGGCGTCCGAGATCACAAAGCAGCTCAAGGAAATCTACAACAGCGGCGAAAAGACCCGCAAGGAGAAGCGGGAGGAAGCCCGTGACCTCTTAGAGCTGCGGAACGAGATTTATAGAAAAGCCCTGTTGACCGTCGGCACCTACGAGGAAACCGCAAAGAGCATCGGAAGTGCAGACAGCGATGTGGTGAAGCGCGAAGCAAACCGCAAGGCGTTCGGCGCAGAGTACGCACTAAAGACATACAACAAGGATGTCGGAGAAAAGGCAGCCGAGTATGTCGCACAGGGCGTTACCTACGACCAATACTACGCCGCATACTTTGCAGCCCGTGGTATCGTAGGCGACAAGGGCGAGAACGGTAAGACGATTACCAACTCTGCAAGCCGCAAAAAGAAAGAAGCTATCGACAAG